GTCCAGCTTCGCATCAGGACTGGCCGGTTTAACAGTGGATGGGGTCTTATCATGGAAGACTGACACCGTAACGTACCTCAAGATGGCCACTGATATCAATATTGGTGGTACGGGCACCCTACAGGTTGGCAGACCAGATAACCGTGTGCAGAGGCCCGCGCAGGAGTCACAGGTCAGGGCAACGATAAAACTGCAAGGATCCAACAGCAGGATAACAACACCTAACATTTATGCCTATGGGTGGGATGAACGCCTGAACAGGACCACGCTCGCAGCCAACGCCTCAGCCGGGGCCACACAGGTCGTACTCTCCGAGGATATGAACCTGCAGGCCGGGGACCAGATTCTCATCGGGGCAGGGACTGTGAACGACTATATGACGGAGTCTGCGAAGGGAGTGTACACCGTGTCCAGCTATGACAAGTCTACGAGGACTGTGACCCTCACCGGGGCCCTGGGCCATGGACGGCTGGCAGGAGACTACGTAGGAGTATATAACAGGACAATATTCTTCGATACAGTAAGAGATTCGTCCTTTGAATCGTATACTCATGGTTATTATCGTTTTGAAGGCGCGACAATCAGGAACAGTATCGGGGGGACATCCACACTTAATATGCCGTTGGCTGACGGAGTCCTTGCAGATAAATGCACAATTATTTCTTCAGGAAGGTATGGGGGGCGATATGGTTCTCCTTATACTGTCCAGAACAGCACATTTTACAACACGAGCGTGTCTTGGTCACAGAATACAACATTTAAGAACTGTGTCTTCATCCACAGGGAAGACTCAGCCAATGGGTTCCTAACTTATCCTGCCGGGGCCTTATTCGATGGTTGCTGGTTCCAGAACGCCCATGCAGTCGTATATAAAAACACCGATTTGGGTTATGGTTTCAGTCAGCACAGATCCTGCAAGGCCCGTAACCTTCAAAGTGGAGCATATGGCTCCTTCCCGCATCGTATAACATGTTATAATATGGACTTCGGCGGATACACGCCAGTTAATAGGCTGCATTATCATCATAGGCTCTATGATTGCCTTGCACCCACCATCAGCATCGATTATGCGGGGGCTACACTGGAGGGTGTCCTGGAGTCCTTCAACCACAACCAGGTCCCCGGAGACTACCGCCTCTACCAGTACGGAGGCGTCACACTCAAAGTCACAGACATCCCCGCACCAGGACGCACGTACAGCCATAAAACAAACCTCACATCCACTTACAGCCCCGCGGTGGTGGGCCGGCCCCTCGGTGTCCTGGATCCCGGCGAGACCCTGGTCCTGACGGCGTGGATACGGAAGGATAAGACGTCAGCAGAGATGCCGTACACTCCACGGGTGCAGGTGCTGCGCGGGGACAACTGGATCAATAAGAGGGACCTGAATGTCCTGAAGGAGGCCCTGATGGATTCATCGAAGGTGAATGAGTGGGATAAGGTCGTAGTGAAGTACAGGAACACGGAGTCTTATCCTGTCAGGGTTTCGGGGCGTGTGAAGATGATGGGCTCCACGGGGAATGTGTGGCACGTCCTCAGTAAGGACGTCACAAGCCGCGGAAAACTCGTATTCATCAAATGAGGAGGAATGAGTTTGACAGGTCAAAGGTATAGGAAGATAGATAGGATAGCTGGATTCATTGATGATCTTCAGAAACAACTTGTTAAAGATGAAACGTCATATATCTGGATTGATATTGAAAGGACAGTTCTTTATCAACTTGATTACATGACTCTCAATGATATCATCCAGCGCCTTGAAAAAGAAGCCCCACTATTCTGGCATGGGACGATCCACCGTCTGTGGTTTATCCACGCAGCGAACAGACTCATAGATCATGCCTACTTCCATGCAGACTCTGAGGAGATGGAGATGATTATCACGTCTCTAAGTAACACGACGATGGACGTCTTAACAAGGGGCCTTAGGGAGGCCCCAGAAGATATACTCGATGAATATGGGGTATGTATGGAATAAAGACAGACGAAGATTGGGGTGAGATGGATGAAGGATAAATACAAATTAGATGAGTTCCTGGATATGAAGCGTCGGTGGGAGGCGTTCAGGGTCCAGAAGGGCAGAAAACCTAACTACGTTACTGATAGAGCTGGGGGGAAGATCCCAAGGGACGTGTTTAATGATATGGTGATACGATATGAACGTTTCGTGGCGTCCACTGGGAGGAAGCCCTCTTTTGTCAGGGTGAAGGCAGATACGGTTAGCGATGAGTGGACAACAACAGGGTACTTCAAGCAGGATTTCCAGGACACTGACCATACCTGCGGGCCCAGCAGCCTGCAGATGGCCCTATCCGCCCTCGGCTGCAATGTAAAGGAGGATGAGTTGGCCAAGGCCGCCGGGACCCTCAACTCAGGCACACCACATAAGGGGATGCTCAAAGCGGTGAATTATGCGGCGAAGAAGTGCAAGAAGAACATCACAGCAGTGTTCAAGTACTTCAGCGCCATTGGATGGCCCGGAATCATCAAACACATCGAGAACGGTGGGGAGGTGATCATCCACCTCGTCACAAGGCCCGGCCTGGATACTGATGTGAATGGTCAGGTGGTCTGGCGTGGAGCATTCGGTCACTATGTCTACCTCGTCGGCGTGAACAGGAAGAAGGGAGTGGTGAGGATAGCTGACCCAACGAAGGGGATTCGAGAGTTCACTCAAGGACAAGTAGTTCAGGCGATAAATAACCTGTCACAACCCAGCATACTCCTAATAAAGTAGTGGAGGCGGGTCTTATTGGTAGATCAGTATGAACTCCACCATAAACGACGCCTTCATATCATACCACTCGGGGATCTTCATGTAGGGGCGAGGAATTGCAATTATGACTATATTGAGTACGCGATTAGGACGATTAATCAATTGAAGGGCCCTAAACGTGTGTATATGATGGGCGACCTCCTGGAGACTGCTGATAAACGTGTTGGTGGCAGTGTCTTTGAGCAGGACATGAGCCTCGATGATCAGGTATGCTTTATCAGGGATCTTTTGAAGCCAATAAGTGATGATATTGTTTTCTTCTGCAGGGGAAACCATGAGGAGCGCCTTATTAGGATGTATGACCTTGACCTGACCCGGCTGCTTGCTGAGGACTTTGGGGTGGGGTATGGGTATCAGTGCCATGACGAATTCCTTGTAAATGGTCGTCAGTTTAAGGTGATGGCGTATCATGGAAAGGGGAGTAGCAGGTCACCCTACCTCGCGTATGGGAAGTTGGTGAGGGAGCTTGGGAATTTTAAGGCTGACCTGTATCTTTACGGGCACCTCCATATGACTGGGGCGTACAGGGAGTTCTATTGGAGTCCTGAGGGCGTCTCTCAGAAGGTTTATGTCCTGTCAGGTCATTTCATGAAGTACTGGTCAGGTTATGCTGAGGCTGGTGCCCTCACATATAGTCCAGAAGGGTTTGGTGTGTGTAACCTGAACAAGGACTGCTTTATCTCATATAACCCGTTCCATATACATGAAAGGAGGCCTGATCTATTAGTTTGTGGTGATGGTGTAGGATAATGATGAATCGCTTCATGCAATTGAGGAGTAAACTGGACATCCCATCTTTAGATGAGGTCACTGTTAAGTTTGAGAGGAGGAGATGCTTCCTCCCTACAGCGTACTGTTACCCTGAAATGAAACTGATAATTGTAGAGGGGAACCCTGCAAGCCTGGAGAGATATGGTCTCGCTGAACTCATCTGTCATGAATTAGCAGAATACGAATACTATCATCAAAACAATAGCGAAAGCATGCATAATGACGATTTCAGATTGATAGAGTCAAAGTACAGGGAGATCATTGAAGATATAATCAGAGAAGAGCATGAATAAGTAGAATAGGTAATATTAAATAGCTGAAAAATGTAATTGGGTTATATGACTTGGGGGCCCCTCATTTTACCCATCCCCCCCCATAAGGCCCCCAGATCACCCTATTCTAACATAGCAAGGAGTTTCGCGCGGTAATCATCACTCAGATTTCTCTTCATGATCACCTCCCTCATATTCCCTCGAGTAACAGGACGGCCCTGCTTCTCAAGTATCTCAATCACCCCAAGGAGAGCGGGGGTTTTCTTCATTCTCTCAATCTCGTCGTCAGAGAGTTCATCCTCGATCTCTGGAACGACCTGTGCGTCTACAGCGGGCTCTCTCTTTGTCTTCGCGTTACGCTTCGTCTCAGAGTTACGCGTATTCCTCAGGATGTCAGTCTCCTCTGCAGGTGTAGGAGCATACCCTGCAAGGCTAACGATCCACCCAAGAGGCATCCTGAGGGCCTTGCTCACAGCCCTCGTCTCAGCCATTGATTGAATAGCATATTCATCCCTCCCATACCAGTTCTTTTCGTAGCTACTGCAGATCATCTCCGCAGCACCTATCACTGTCCCATCAGGGCGTCTTGCAGTGGCCCTGGCCCTGTATATTATTTCGGGCTTTTTACGGCCACTATGAGGCTCCCTCTCAAGCCTCTCGGTCTCCTCAATGACTGAATAGACCCCGACAAGGAATCCAAGGGTTGTCCATCCCTCTACAGTGACATATTTTTTCCCTTTTATGTCCACGTAGAGGTTCGCGCCCTCTATTATATCTGTGAGTGTCCTGGATATCTTCGTCGCTGTGTTAACCATCATCTCAGGTGATTCGAAGGCGAACAGGTTGGTGGTTCTTGGTTTCTCTGGCAGGTTGGGTTGGTTTGTCATCATTTATTCCTCCCTTATCATTGAAGGAGTCTTAGCATTTTTATCCTGCAGTCGGAGGATGTGAGAGATGATCCTGTGCGGGTCCATTTTGAGTGAGACCTTGTCTCCCCATTCTAAACCGAATTTGATAGTTGCCATCATGGGACCACCCCTGATGTGCCCTCAATCTGGATGAGGAAGAGGGCTGTCATCATCATCACAATTAATATTATTGTGATGATGTTCACTGCTTCGACGTCGCAATTGCACTTATACCCTGTTTTTTTCTCCAATCTCATCTATCTCACCTCTCAAGGCCCATATCCATTTGTTTAGGCCTTTATATTAAGATTGGGGTTGATATATATAAACATAGGGAATATTGCACACATTTATATGCATCACGGTCATAGTCGATACTAAAGCTGTTCAGGAGGTGAATTTAGTGAGAAAAGGGAATATGATCCGAATAACGTCGAGTGTCAGTGTCCTGCCAAGCCAGTACTCAAAACTAAAAGCCATAGTTGACTCTGCAAGGGATGAGTATGGCGTCACGATATCTATCCAGGAACTCCTCAGGGATGGCCTGGATAATATCCTTGAGGATATGGATGTAGAGAAATATCTAAAGAATAAGGGTTTGATATAGGAGGAAACATGGATCTAAAAGAAATAGTTTGTGGGGTGAGATAGATGAGTAGGATTACAGAGAAAACTGAGTTCCCACCCACCCTCAGTACTACATTAGTTTTACGTCGTATAAATGTTTCTACCACTCCAACAAGTCATGTGAACATAAAACAATACAATGTACATGATAAAAGTTGGGGTGTAAATATATGAACTTCAAGGAAGCCTTGCAAGGATACTACTTCTCATCATCACTTGACTCAGAAGACTTCATCATCGCAGTCACACAACTCGCGCGCGACCATAACATCCCAGAAACAGACATAACCAATGCCTTAATACCCATAAAAAAGTATTACAACAAACCATACACAAAAAAAGAACACATCAACGCCCTTGTGAAGGAAACTATCAAATCAAAGACCCAAGATGGGGATCCTGTGAAAACACTCAAACTACTACTCGGCGACGAAAGAACAGATAAACTACTCAAATCTATTAAATCCTACAAACCAGACCCTGTCATCTCCATACCCTTCCATGGAGACAGCGAAATCTATCTTGACGACAAGGACAACCGGGTGCTGCTCATTAAGACAATCAACATCAAGGGTAAATCAATCACAGAGGAAAGAATAGTCATAGACGCCTACCCTGAAAGAATATCAATCTATGAATCCCCACTCCCAGGCGAAACACGACAAATCAAGATACAATGGATATCACCAACACAACAAAGATTCACGGAAGGCCCAGCACCATTCGAATATCACATTGAAACACTCAAAGAATCAGGGCGTATATTCTATCACAACGTTTGCAGGGATGTCCTGGCCACCATAATAGGGTGGATGGCCTACAATGGAAACGCAGTGATTGAAAGGGGAGTTGACACACCCGGATTTTACTACAACGAGAACGAGGGAAAGATATACTCAGTCAAATATGATATCAAAGACGTCACCGCAGAGGATATCAAGGCATGTGCAGATCTACTCTCAAGTCTCTCAGAATACTTTGATGACCCTGTGAAGCTGGCAACAGTCCTGAAATGGTGTATCATAGCACCATTCAATTATGTGCGTAAACAAGTCGGCGCCCCACTATTCCCCTACCTGTACCTCTATGGGGCTTCAGGTTCAGGGAAAACGAGCGTCGCGAGGATAGGTCAATACGTTTACACTTACCCCACAAGTGAAAACGATGTCGGAGGATCCAGCTTCGACACAGTAGCAAGGGTAGGTCATAGGATCAGCCAATCAACATTCCCTATAATCGTTAATGAACCAAAAGCCTGTTTTGATCGTCCCAGCACTGCTGAGATGATCAAGGTGATGGTCGAATCAACGATAGGACGCGGGAGACATGAAGGTAAAGTATTCAAAAACATACCCAGCCTCTCACCAGTCATATTCACTTCAAACCATTACCTGCCACCAGATGACGCATTACTGCGACGATTAGAGGTTATTAACTTCGTCCAGTCAGAGCGGAAGAATGATGAGGATTCGAAGGAGTTTAACGAGAAATTCAGGATTAACACGCCACATAAGAGTCCGCTCATGGTTCTGAATAATCTTGGGGCATTCGCTGCCAGGGAGTTCATCGAGGACGTGGAGCTCTGCACAGATGATTGGAAGGCCGCTGCGAACAGTATCATCCTGAGATTCTATGCTGACGCTGGCCTGGAGCCTCCTGAGTGGTTGCTTGGCTGGTCAGAGACAGAGAGTCTTGAGGATGTGGACGATGATATCAGGGAACAGGTGAGGATCTTCATTATGGAGCAGATCAACAATGAGGTCAGGAAGGCTAAATGGGTTGACAGTGAAGAATATAATGTTCAAAGGGATCTTTCAGGGTCTTTCAGGGTCTCTTTCGCTGAGAAGGCTGAGAATGTCCTGTTGAATGGACTTATACCCTATATGGTCTTACATGAGGGGTATAAGGGGCGGCGTGTTGTATTTACAGGAGGTTTTAAGGATGCTGTGAACAGGGCGCTTGGTCTGTCGTTGACGTTGAAAGGCCTCTCTGACATCCTGGGTGAGGAATGGATGTATGGTTCTGTCAAGGTGTCAGGGAGGGTGATGAAGTGTATGCATATCTGTTTTGATGAGTTTGTTAAGTTTGTTGATTTAAGTGAAATGTTAGAAAAAGAGGAGGATTTTTAGGTGAACCTAAGAGGTAACCTGAAGGTAACCCAAAGTAACCTCAACCATGAGGTTACCTTTAGAGGCCTGGAGAGCCTTTTTTTCAGTAAAAAGGAGTTCTCTGCGATTTCCTCAAAAGGTAACCTGAACCTGAGGGGTGATACCCTATACCAAAAAAATTTTGGTCAAACCCCTAAGTTACCTTGGTTACCAAGTTACCTTTTATATATAGGTTACCTTGGTTACCTTGGTTACTTTACATTAGAATCCTCCAATAACCCGGAAACCCACAAAAAAGATGTTAAACCCCGGGTTACCGGGACAAGAACAAGCCAAAACATATATAGAGGTGAGATAGATGAATAAAAACACAAAAGAGAGATTATGGGGATTTAAAGAAATAACCCACTATCTTGGGTACTCAATCAAAGTCAAACCCACACTCGAAAAAATCGCGAAAGGATACAAAGTCAGCATTGCAGTCATCGAAGAATTCCAACCCCACTTCACACCCACAACCGGTGGGATGAGTCAGACAACCCTCGAAGTAGGAGTATACAGGACAAGAACAGAGTCAATCAAGAAGATAAAGGAGATAATGGACACAATAACAATAGAAGACCTCCTCATAGGAGGGATGAACCAGTGAAAGCCATAAAACTCGAGACAGACAACCCATCAGACCTTCACAGCATAACACAGATGTTAACACAGATAAACGTTGACATCGCCACCATCCACGCCACGCCAGAATCCCTCACCATAACCGGAATGGACGGCTCACACATCACCTACTACAACATAGAGATCACACCAGAATTCTTCACAACATACAAAGTCCCAGAGGAAGAAGAAATCATAATCCCTGTTGAAGAACTCAACAACATCCTGAAACTCACACGAAGAGAAGACACAATCACCATCACCAACAAAACCGATGATGAAGAGAACACCACATCCCTCATCATCACCAGGTCAACAGAGAAAGGCGAAACCAGGTTCACAATACCCTGCCCTGACACAGAATACGCCACACCAACAGCACAAATAGACACATTCCAATTAAACGCAACCCTCACAGTCAACACAGACATCATCACATCCTTCTTCAAAGACGCAGCCCTCACATCATCAGAGAGTATAGACATAAAAGTTGATGAGGACTATCTACATCTCAAGACATGCAATGATTACAATCCTTTCCAGGTCATCTTCCGCCATGTGCATGGGGAGAGAGTGGATGGAGAATACTTAAGCCGATTCACAATAGAAAAACTCAAACCACTCATCCTACCCAGGTTTGAGACCGTCACAATCCATATCGACAATGAGAAACCCATCAGATTAGAATACTCGTCCAATGGGGTTAAGGCGAATCTCCTTCTCGCCCCACGGATCATAGGAGAATAAAGGGAAGGGATTTGTCGTGACAACAGTCCACATCAACACAAACGTGAAACTAAGACGCAGAAACCTTAAAAACGCCGTCCTATACATCGTCGATAAATACGGGGATGAGATAGGCCTCTCAAGTGATGGTATCTGCGAAAAGATCATCGAAGAAGGCCTGATGCACAGTAGATCCTCCCCGACCAGGAAGATGGTAGCATACACGCTCTCACAACTGAAACGTGAAGGTATGGTGAGGGTGGATAACACTACAAGAGGTCCAAGATTCAGTCTCGAACCACACGTCAATGTTCAAGTCCATCAGAGCCCCGCACCCAGGACAGTCTGGGCGGAACTATACATTGACACCATCAGGGCCCTTAAACTCTCTGACAAGCCACTCACAGCACATGAACTCTTCGAAGTCCTGACAGACCATGGGAAGTACAAGGGCCATCACCTCACCGAGGAAGAATATGTGACAAGAGTCATATCACCCCTCTCCTGTCAGGGCTACCTTGAAGAGGATGAATCAGGTGGGGGTGGCCGTCGTTGGGGCTACCGCGAACACGGCCTGAACGCTCCCAGACAACACGAATTGAGGTGATGTGGGATGATCACAGCTGAATTCGCCTCAAAAGAATGGTGGGAGCTGAATAAGAGAGAATCAGAGAGGATCGAGGATTCCATAGTCCGGCTGAGAGAGGAGGGCTATGAATATAAGGAGATCTGTGATGCCCTCGGAGTAAGCCGTGGGAGAGTGTGGAAAGTCCTGTCAAAGCATGGCCTAGTCCACAAGTTCAAGGACATGGATAAGGTCACCAGGACTGTTCACAGACTCTACAAGAATGGGTACACCATCCCTGAGATCGCGAGGACTCTGAGGATCAGTGAGAAGTCTGTACGTCAACTCGTGAGGAAACTTGATTATCCTTACAGGTGGCGTGTGAACAGGGAAGGCAGATTCTTGAAGGTGGGGTGGGAACATCCCCGCCCCTTCACCATCTTTGAGCTCCATAAAGCCTACAAGCTACACGTTGAGGAGGGGTGGAGTATCCTGAAGCTCATGAAGATCCTCGGTGGCGGATACATGACTGTCAGGAGGTACATACAAGCATATGGTGCAGGGGAACTCGATGAGGTCTGGGAGGCCTATGATGAGTACCATGGCGACCGTAAGGGCCCTTAACCTCTGAGTGGGCCCTTATTCATCGTTATATAAACATATAACGAAGGGAGGGTGTTGTTTTTGACTCGGATGAATAAGATTAGGAATGCGAGGAGGCTTAAGGCCACATTCAAGGGTGAATGTGATGAGGGTCGTCTCTATGAGGTAGAATCAGGGGATAACCTGTACAGTGTCCTTGTGACTGATTCCACGATCAAGTGTAATTGCCCTGACTATGAGTACCGCTGGTTTAAGGCGGAGGCATCATTCGTTTGCAAGCACTGCTGGGCTGTGCTGATGGAGATAGCGCAGAGAGGTGGTGGTTGGTGATGAATTACATAATCACAAGGCATCAGGGTACTGTGGATTGGGTGAGGGCTAAACTGAATGGTAAAGGCCTTGACCGGGACGTCTTCGTGGCAGGTCATCTTAGTAATGAGATGATCATGCGCATGAAGAAGGGGGATGCTGTCTACGGCATCCTCCCCATCCACCTCATCAAGAGGTTGCTCCGTAAGGGTGTGGAGTATTATCATGTGGTGTTGCCTCGTGTTCCTAGGGAGTTTCGTGGTAGGGAGTTGTCTCTGGAGCAGGTTAGGGAGTTTGGTGGTGAGATCTGGAAGATTGAAGATATTGATTGTGTGAAGGTGTAGTTATGAATGAGAGGATTGATAGTAGTGTGGTTAATAGTCTGGTTTCTGATGAAAGGTATGATATATTTTTGAGGGGGGATAGGGATGAGTTTGTTGAGGAGATTTTTAGGCGGGTGTATGGTCTGGTTCCTGATGGGTTGAAGTTTGAGATGGAGTATATTATGAGTGGTGAGGTTTTTGATGAGTTGGATATGATTGATTTGGGTCTTGATAGTGAGGTGGTGCTTCGTGAAAAGGATATGATTCTGAGTAGGTTTGATGAGATGAGTGGCAGGGTTGTTAATTGTCTCCTGGATATGGCTGTGGATGTTGATTTGATCGTGTTTTTTATGAATTGTGTAAGTTTTATTTATGATATGGCTGAGGCGGGCATTGATATGAAGATGGGTCGTCTTAATAGTAGTATTGTTGAGGAGTGATATGTATGGATGAAAAGATGGAAGCTATAATGTATCGTTTGTCAAGGTTTGATACCTTAAAAGACCGTCTGCAGATCTATGATGATTTAGATGTTCTTTTAGGTTCTTCTAAGGATATTAGGGATCTTAAAGAGGAGCAGATAGATTATTATGGTATAGATGATGTCAGGGATAGGATTGTTGATGAACTTAAAATGTGTGGGATTGGTGATAAATATGTTCCAGAGGTATATGTCCATGAGAAACTCAGGGACATTATAGCCTGTGACAAGAGGATACAACAGATTGCCGAGGCGATATACAGGGGAGAGGATGATATACCTTCATTACAGTTAAAACCAGTTAAATACAGGGAAGAAAGAGAGTACAGGTTTGCCTATGACCCTAAAGATGGAGTGATTACTATGGAATTTAAAAATAAAGATATAAACATGGTTATCTGTGAATTGGATCGTCAGGTTACAATGGAGGATCTTAAAACTGTTGATTCTGTGAGGGCTGTGATCAGGGAGATGATCAGTGATGTAATCGTGTTAAATGAGGTTGAAGAGATGACATATTCTTTTAAATGTCAGGTATTTAGGGAGAATTATGAACAGTTAATACGGGATGTTTTTATAGAGGTAGAAGGGTTGCTTGGGGAGGAAATAAAGACAGAATTTGAGTATATTAAAGATGAGGTTTTCTTTAAAGAGTTTGATAACATTGATTATTGTGCTGATATAGGTGGAGTAGAGAAGATATTTGGTAAGATAGATTCTATTAAAGACAATGTGGTCATGGATTTGTTGCATCGTCGCATTGATAAGGAGATAATAGCACGATTTATAAATGCTGTTGATTTGCTTGTATGTATAGCAGAGACTGGGGTGAGGATAAAACAGGGTTATGGAGATGGAGCGGCTCCGAATGTGAAAGAAAAAGATGCTGGAGCTTATTGGGATAGAATAGGTTCTGATGTATATAAGGTAGGATGGGGGGATATTACAGGGTATTATAATGATGTAGAGATCTATATTGACTTAGATGATTCTGTGAAGGCTATTGGAGAATGTGTAGCCGATGCTGTTCTTAGAACCTTTTAATTCATAACTTATAACTTACAAGTTATAAGTTATAACAGATGGGGGGAAAAAAGAAGAAAAAGGAAAACACTACAGATACTCGATATGTATATCAAAATCGGTTAACGCTTCTGCGAAGATGGCAACATAGTCTAACATATCAGGATCATCATAGTAGTATTGATAAATACTGTCTATGAAGTCATGTATCACCACCTCTAATTTCATAGCACCACCCCACGGATCACTCCTCCCTCCTAAGGACTCTCCACCGGCCCAGGACAAGGGCCTTCTGGAGAGCTGTGAATTCCTCGGGAGTGATGTCATACTCCCTGAGGAACTCATCAAGGGACATCTTGTCCACTATTTCGTGTCTGTTCAAGGTCATCCCAAGAATATGGGATAACCTGAACCTTTTCTCTGTACTCATCTATCTCACCTCAATAAAACTACACTATCCTCTTCACCCTGATCTCGAGGAGGACAGCTTCATCATCCTTCATGCCGAGTGCTTCCCTGACGGCTATGGGGATTGATATCCTCCCCTGCCTGTCAGGTTTGGCGGTGAAGGTGAACTCAGTCACCTTCACCACCCCTCTCGTCGATGTATTTCATGACGCGGTCGAAGAGTTCCTCTGCGGTCTGACCATCCTCATAGCTGAGCCAGTGGATGGCTACTGAGTCTTCGTCGAGTTCCTCTGGGTAGTAGAAGTCCTCAACGAGTTTGAGGGCATCCTCAAAGGCCATCTCAGCTTCCTCGTATTCTTCCAGGATTTCATCTTTGAGTTCATTGGCGAGCTGGATGATCTCCAGCTCCTCTTTTGTTCTTTTCATGACTATTCCTCCCTCCTTTCAAGTTCTTCTTCGAGGAGGTTAATCGCCTCCTCAACATATTCAGGGTCAGCCCATTTAAGCTGACCCCGTGCTTCGAGCCATCCGCATAGCTTCCTATACTTCCCCAGGGTGGTGAGCCCTGGGGCGTGGATTATTCTGTCGATTTCGTACCTGAGAACCCCACGATAAAAGTCCTCGATGAAGGCTATTACGCCTTCATCAACCGGGCCCTCCACCCTGTACAGTGGCACAACCCTCCCAGTGGACTCGACGTAAGCGATAACTGTGAGGGTTTCATCCCTCCTGCGGTACAGGTAGAGGCCCTCCCGGATCCATGTCCCGGTCCAGTGCCACCGTTCTACCTCCGCAGCCACAAGTATCCTACCCAGCCCCATGTAGGGCTGGTAAAAATCAACATCATCCTCGGCGGCTATGCCTCCGACCCTTACGATCTCCCACCCCTTAGCGTTGGGGTGGGGTTCAAAAGAAATAGCTTCGGCGAGTTCCTTTGGCCTTATTAGGAACTCTTGACCCTCTCTTTTTAGGATGGTGAGGTTCATGTGTCCTCACCTCCCCCAGGCTAACTGGATGTCACCCCAGTCAGCCTGTTCCTCGAACTCTGAGGAGGCCCAGAGCCTCCTGGCCGCCCCAGAGTTGCCCCCTACCTGCCAGGGGGCGTCTCTGACGACGTCCACGAATCTGTGGACGCCGTTGGCCTCCTCACGGCCACTTATAGTGACCGTGATGGGCCTGGCGACTTCCTCATAGAAGCCGCCCGCAGGGTTGGGAATCCTCCGTAGGAGGATTTCCAACCCGTATTCGACTAGGACGCCGGGTATGCGTCCGAGTCCGGGGAGATCCTGATCCTGGACCTCCCCGTCCTGGACCCTCCTGAGGAGGGCCCTAACCTGGGCCGCCGGGGCGGCGACCCAGAAGTGTTCCTCGTCGCAGAGCCCACAGGACCCTGCGACGAGGACGACCTGGACCCCTGCCTGGGCCAGGTCGAATGCTATGCGGTAGAGGTCTACCGCATGCTCCTCGAGGAGGTCTTCGTCCTCCTCCTGGAAGTCTGAGAGGTCCCAGAGGACCTCCCAGAACTCCTCCCCCTGTGGGTGGAGTATTTCTTCCCCACCCACAATGGAGATCTCTTCGAGGATGGGGAAGGGGTTCTCCCCATCCTGGTTGTATTCGCTGATGGCCCTTAGGGCCTCCACGGTGTCTCCCATGGAGGCCCTGAGAAGGGCCCCATGCGCGATCTCTTTTCGCATATTCACCATCTACCTCACCTCATTTTCTTGTGGGGTTCAGGTGTTTTCACCTGTACCCCGTTGAGTGTATTCTGTTGGAGGGAGTATATAAATGTTTTCCTCCCTCCACCTATACACTCCATGATATACCTTATTCTGGATACTAATATATATACTTTTCTATTCCTCGTTTACTTTTAATAGCAGAACAAAAAGACGATAAAACATGAAACTCAGCACAATGTACACCAAAGCCACAAAACAAGAACCCAGCCCCGGCAAAGAACAAGGAACGTGCTGCATATGCCACCAACAAACCAGACAAGGACACAAAAAAAGACTCGGCACAACCTTCACAACAACAGACCAGACAAGCAGAGGAGACGTCATCTGCCCCTACTGCATGACACTCAAAAAAGACAGCAACAAACTCCGCAGGACAATGTGGATCCTCACAGAAGACAAATTCCACCCATTCAAACGCCCAGAACTCCCACAGATCCTCAAAGAACCACCAGACAAACCATACTACCTCTACCTGACAAGGACGTACAAGAAGATAGGCTGGATAATCATGGACGGCCTCCTGAACCAACCCAACCAGAAGATCATCAGATTAGCCTGTGACATGGAAACACATACACTAAGCCGTGAATTAGCAGTCCAGACCATAGAATGGATTAACGAGCTCAGAGAAAAATACAGAATCAGTAAGACGGAGATGAAGACTGGTGATGTGAACCTAGGGAAACTACAGGACATGACCGTCAGGGAAGCCAGGAACCTGAACATCACCCTAAACAAATTGAAGGGTAACCCCACATGGGAGTTACTCATAGACATGGCATAATATTAGAGAGGTGAAAAAGGGATGACCCAAAAGAAGAACCCGGCACCCATCCTCGTCAGGATAGGGGTATGGGTGACCATGATCTGCCTGGGAATAGTACTATTCTTCGTAGTCCTGGGCCTAATATCCGCAATACTTGGAGGAGGCGTATAGGATGACTGATGAGAAGACTGAAAACGCCCTCGCAAAGTGCCTTGCGATGACGTATAGGAACATTGAATGGAAGAAAGTTGGTGTGAAATCAGCGTACACATACTTCACAGACCGTGTGCGCGCAGCAAGCCGCATGAGCACCATCACATCCTTCCTAGAAGAACTAAACAGGATGTGCGGTGTCAGCTTCACCCAGCACAGCCTCAAAGACATAAACACACTCAAAGAGAACGAAGACGAAGCACTCAACCTCCTCAGACACGAGACCAACTACGCAGTCCTACTCGCCCTGGAAGTTGTTGAGAAACTCAAAATGAAGAAAGCAGAGGATGAAGGTGATGAAGTATGAGGACTGTTAAGTACCCTGGAGTGTTAACTGCCCGGACACCTATCCATCACGGCGGCCCTGAAGTCTATGGGACGATAAAACCCATACTCACACTCCCCACACTCATAGAGGATGAGAAGGGGATGAGGGTTGAGGACGTCCCCTACATCCATGGGAATGCGATCAGGGGGTACCTCCGCCGCCTGGTCATGCAGGACTTCCTGGATCAACTCGATTATGACCTCAAATCAGCGAAGATCTACCATTTTCTCTTCACAGGGGGCCTCCTGGAGGCTAACACAAAATCCTCTGGTATGATTGACGTGAAACTCAAATCAGGGATCCGCAAGTACATCCCACCAGCAAGTCTCTGGGGTTCTGCCCTGGGCAATCAGATGCTCCAGGGCAAATTGAAGGTGGACCTTGCAGAACCGATCTGCAAGGAACTTTACTGGCAGCAGAAACAGTACTGTGACATCGATGGCCCTTCAAGTTATTCCCTGAAGGCGAGGGACTTCGGGACCCGCCTTGATAGTCTCAGGGAGTACAAGGAGGACAGAGAGGATGGAGAGCAGGCGACGCAGATGAAGTACGAGTTCGAAGTCATCGTGAAGGGTGCGAAGTTCTATCATGAATTCACACTCACAGACACTGACCCTGTTGAGGAATCATGTTTCATCCGGGCATTGAACCTGTGGAGCGAACGCCCCTACCTCGGGGGGAAGAGCGGTTCAGGGTACGGGAAACTGGATATCCGCTATGACTATGACCCTGATGCTGAGGCAACATACCTCTCGTATGTCGAGGAGAAGGCTGACCTGATCAGAGAGTTTCTTGATGAATTACAGGCAAACTGGCGATGATCATGTCTCTTGCTGCCAGGATCCAGGATAAAATCAGCGCCTACCAACCAGGAGGGGATGCACACACACCCTTCAAGGCGGAATTCAGGGTCAAACCACCAGTATTCACAGGGAACGCATGGATCTACCTCGACGGGATCATCCAGTACCTCTGCACCAGGGAGGCCCTCGGCGGGGACTTCTATGACATCCCCACCAACCACCTATTCGACTTCAGCTCCATGCAGCTCCCGTTGAGGCGGACGGGGGACGTGTATCATGCCAGCGTCGGCGTCTATAGGGCCCCGAGGCTCAGAACATCCCGCATCTATAAGCGTTTCGAGGATTACTTCATCGAGAACCATCCTCAACTACTCAACAGGTCATATGGTATAGGCAGCGGCCACTACAAGAACCATATGATCACCTACCCAATAATAGTCACTGACACCGTGACTTTCTATGGCTGTGGCGACATAGTGGAGGTGGAGAGGCTCCTCAAACACCTCACACACCTGGGGAAGAAGACAGGCATCGGCGGCGGTAAAATCCTCAAACTCAAGGTCAGGGAGACGGAGATGGATCATAGCTTCTACCATGATGAGTATGGGGTGATGAGGCCCATCCCCACAAGCCTGAAGGTCCCCCTACCTGTAGGGGCGGGCCAGGTGATTATGAAGATGGCCTATAAGCCACCATACTGGGACAAGAGGAACATAGACCTCTGCATAGCCCCCAAGAATCAGCTAGTAGGGGAGGCCCTATGATAACAGGTGCTGTGACACCAATCAAGGATCATAGGGTCATACATGGCGATGCATTCAACGATGACACCTACCAGCTTCTCCTCAATGATAAGAAGGCCGGCATCCTCTTCACAGACCCACCATTTGACCTCTACGACTTCAGTTGGCTTAACAAGGCCCTCAGGTGCATGGATGATGAGTGGGCTGCATTCATCTGTTTATCAACAGAACAGGTTAAAGTCCTGACAAAGGAATTCTATGACTATGTTAACTATTATTACACGATAATAATGAAGCCTAAACCGAATAAGCGCATATTCACACCCATACCTAACTCATACCACATCGTACACCTCAATGGCGGCAGAAAACACATCAGAACTGATAAACCCTTATACTCAACCATGAACGAATCCTACTACCTGAACGAACCTGGTGGGTCGAGGATGAAACATGTCCATCAGGGATGGGCGAAACCGCCCGCGATGATAACTCACCTCCTCAGCCATTATGTAGTCCCTGGGGATATCATCCTCGACCCATTCGCAGGTTCAGGGGCTACTATAATGGCCGCGGAGAACCTTGGAGCCGTATGCTACGCGATAGAAAAGGAATTCGAACAGATAGCAGAATTAATGACTAACCTAAGGATGAATGGTCTAAGATGAGGAAATTCAAGGAAGCCATGAAGATCTACGCAACCCGGGACGAGTTCCTGGAACTCAAAGCCCAAACCCTCAGATTCATCAAGAAACTCTTCAAAGATTACAGGCGTCCATACGTTGCATTCAGCGGAGGGAAGGACAGCACAGTCCTCCTCCATTTAACCCTCCTCATAGAAAAGGACGTTGACGTTGTTCACACTGACTGGGGCCCAGCATTCGTCCCGCGCAACATCAAGGACAGGATACTCAGGAATGCTATGAAGATCGGAGCGAAAAAAGAGAACCTTAAAGTCCTCAAGGTGAAGGAAGGTTGGAGGCTGAGCCAGAGGGAAATCCCAGGCATCCCCCCAAGTTTTTGGGTGGAACTTAAATCCCTGATAGATGCCAACGGCTTCGACCTCGTCCTCCTCGGTTTCAGGGCTGATGAATCACGTAAACGATGGAAAAGAACAAGGAGGATCCTGGACACGCGCAGAGACCCCCATGAGGCTTACCCTCTAAGGGATTGGAGTTTTGAGGACATATATGCATACATATACCATGAAGGCCTGCCTCTGCTCAGACATTATGATGATTATTCAGGGCTTCTCGGGTATGATAAGACGAGGTGGGTTACCTATTTTGATAGTGAATTCGATCATCTGGGGGCATCATATGTTGATGGGGTGCTTAGGCCAGAGTACAGGCACCCTGATATGGAGGGATAGACCTCTAAGGAAATTAATGGGGTGAGATATGATGGAGAAGGTGAGAACAACAGTCACAATCCCAGAGTACCTCTACGAGTACATGAAGGAGATTGTGAAACTGGCTAAGGATGAAGATGTGAAGCTAAGCATGAGCGAGATAATCACAGACTCGATCGAATACTACATCAGCTACGTGAACCTCGAAGAACAATACCTCAGAGAGGATGATGTGTAAGGGGCGGGTCTGGATGTACTCATTAATATCAATAACACTACCTAAAACGCTACTCGACGAACTTAAAAACGTGAAACAGGAGACAGGAGCACCCATCTCTGGGATGATAAGAGAGATCCTCATAGATAATAAGGATAAAATCTATGAATACGCTGAGAAAATCAAAAGAGACGCATACCCACCCTCAGAGCCTCATAAAGAACCTGTACTATACCTGAGACGATCTAAACACAGAGTAAAAAAACCACTCCACAAGGCCGACTCGAAGACAATACAGGAAGTCTTTGACAGAATCCCCTTCTACACCCTTGCAAGGCACTGGGATGCCTATCACAACCCAGACAGATACACTACAAAAACCCTCGCCCGGCAGGTGAAGGTACCATACCACACACTCTATAATTGGATCACACGCAAATGCTCCACGAGGGTGGGCTGGTTCTGGAAGGGCTGGATCGTCATAGGGAACACAAAGGACCCCAGGAAACCAGCAATATTCAAGACAAAGACAACAGAAGAGATACTTGAAGATCTGCACACCAACTACATTGAATTACAACCACTCACAAGCAGGAAGGACTTTGAGGGATGCATAAGGAATTACCTGGAATGTAATGGGCCATCCACAGCCTTAGAAATCTACGAGGAGGTCGTGCTAAACAATTATAACGCTAAATTCTCAAAGTCAAGGTACATGAAACGCAACGCATTCACCGCAATCATACGTGGCGTGGATGGCGTGGTGAAAACAGGAAAAAAACGAGTGAAAAGCAAGTCAGGGTATTACTACACCCCAATCTACGCTGCAGAGGAGTGTGCTGCTAAATGAAGGATGCTAGAGCAAACTCAAAGAACAATAACACCCCTGTAGAGTGGAACTCAAAGAACTCCTCTAAGGAAGGTGTTAGGTCCTGGAGACTATCACAGTACCGCCGATTCCTTGAATCCGATGCCAAGACAAGCCTCCCGGTCACAAGGGGTGATGTGGAGGAGGTGATGTGGATCGTGGAGAGGGTGAAACTCTCAGACCTCCACCGGAGGGCTTCATGGGAGCAGGTGCTCCTTGCACTCACAGTCTTCATCCTGGAGTCCCGGCTCCCCTACACCATCCGCTTTGAGGATTATCGTATCCTCAAAGAGTATGGGGTGGATGTGGGTCTATACGCGGCGGTCCTGAGGAACCTCCTCAAGATTTACCGTATGAATATGCCTATACAGGCCTCCTTATCCCGGTAGTGGGTGTGTCCCTTGACTGTGTTACGTTATAGTGTAGGAGGGGACTATTCAAGTCCCCTGGTGAAGGTTATGTCTCCTTGTCCACAATGCGGGTCCCAGAGGAGGGATTATGTCCCTGAGGATGGGTACATGGTCTGCAAGGACTGTGGCCTTGTCCTCGCCGCTGTGTATCCATACACTGCTGGGTTGAGAATGGATCTACCTGAGGGCCTCCTCTGATTCTGTTGGGGTGAGATATGGTGAGTGATGATATCCTGGAACATTTAGATGCCTTCAACTCCGCACTCATCGATTTTATGGATCGTTTTGGGTGGGTTGAGCGTGACGCTGTGGAGGTCTGCGACATACTCAACTTTGGGGCCCTTATTGTCGGAGTGGCCGTCTGTTTCATCCCTGATGAGTGGGGTGGTGTCTGCATCTACATTGATGAGGATGCTGTTGAGTACCTCCCACTGATACTCGAGGTCTTCATGAAGAACTATGTGAACTGGGGTGTCAGGGAACCCATAATTTGATTCTTGTAGGGTGAGATATGATGAGTGTTGACCATGGAAGACTAAGCACGTACCTCATAGGAGTTGTTGTCGTCGTATACGGGTACCTTCTGAGTAATCCGGCCCTGATTGAGGCCTTCATGGCTAAAATGGGCCTTGCAGGATATAGTCCGCTTGTGCTCTCGATACTTGCATTCACATATGACTATTTCTTCCCCAGAGAGGAATCCTCAGACATTGGGGGCCAGGATGAGGCCTGATTAAGGGTGGTGATGAGTGGGGAGCCATCACATTGGATGCGATGACGTTAAAGGACTTAGCAGGGAACTCGCCGAGGTTAAGGCCATTCTCAGGGAGAAGAATGTTATGAATGGCTTCACGAAGGAGCGTATCGAGGACCTTGAGAAGACTGATGATGAGATCTATGAACGCCTCGATGGACTCCATGATGACCTTGTAAGTCTCCGTGAGGAGGTTTATGGCCTTAATGTGACTCTTAGACTCTTTTATCGGATTAATGTGGCTGTGATAATCTCTGTTTTCACTACTCTGGCTGTTTACGGGTTCAGGGCTATCCTGCTTTGAACTTCATTATATCCTGATATAGCGAAGTATAGAGGTGTGGTTATGAAGGGTGAGGGAGAGAAGCACAGGGAGGCATACGACCATTACCTCGCCCACATCGAGGCAGGGTACACAAAGACCGTCAGCGTCAAAGAAACAGCCCGAAGAGTTGGCGTATCAGAGGCAACAATCTGGAACTGGAAGAAACGGTTCAACTGGGATGAAAGACAGGCAATAGACAGCTACGAGATCAAACAGACATTCAAGGAACGGAATCATGAAATCATCATAGACTTCAAGACCAAATACCTCGCCTTTCTCAACGACCTCATCGACCAGGCCATAGAGGAATTCCGTGAGGGCCGAGGCGTCGTCATGATACGTGACGTCGGAGACCTCGAAAGAGTAATCAAAGTAGCCCTCCTCCTCCAGGGCGAGGCCACAAGCAGGACTGAGAGCAGCGTCCTGCAAGTGAACAGGGAGAAGATAGAGGACTATGAGGAGTACTTCAGAGAATTAGAGGAGGAACTTGGACTGGAGGATGGTGCGGATGAGGATCAAGGCGCGGAGGGGATTTACTGATGCTGAGAAAGACTTCCTCACTGAGACAGTCCTTAAGAACCCTTACATTCCACATAAACCCTTCCTCAAACAGGCCATATTCCTCACAAGGCTTGACAGGGAACTGCTCTACGGTGGTCAGGCTGGTGGAGGGAAGTCTGACGCCCTCCTCATGGCAGCCCTGCAATACGTCATGTACCCGGACTACCATGCACTCCTACTCAGGAGGACTTACAAGGAATTAGCTCTCCCAGGTGCCCTCATGGATCGTGCGGATGAATGGTTAACACCAACGGATGCTGAATGGAATGCTGAGAACAAGACATGGGAATTCCCATCCGGCGCGACCCTCACCTTCGGGTACCTTGAACATGAGAGGGATAAACGCCGATACCAGTCCTCAGAGTTCCAGTTCATAGGCTTTGATGAACTCACAGAGTTCACAGAGTCACAGTACACCTTCCTCTTCAGCAGGAACAGGAAGACAGAGGACAACCCCGTCCCGCTGAGGACGAGGGCCGCTACGAACCCTGGAGGTGTGGGCCATGACTGGGTGAAACAGCGATTCATTGAGGGCCCATCACCATTCCTCCCATCCAGTTACACTGAGAATCCCTACCTCGACGCCTCTTATGAGGAAAGCCTTGACCTCCTCGACCCGATCACCCGTCGACAGCTCAAATATGGAGATTGGTCAGCAACGATAGAGGGCAGGCTCTTCACTGAGGATATCATCGACTTCTATGATGAGACACCGACACCAGAACAGACCAGCCTCGCGGTCAGGTACTGGGACCTGGCAGCCACACCTGACAAGAATGATGATTCTATAAGTGGTGGTGCGGACTGGACAGTAGGCGCACTCCTAATCCTCGACAACTCAGGGAGCCTCTACCTTGAGGATATCATCCGATTCAGGCTTTCACCCGCGGAGGCTGAGGATATGATCATTCAAACGATCCGTAACGACTTTCAAGTTTATAGGGAGAAATACATGGCGCGGGCTGAACTGGAGGGAGGAGCCTCTGCAAGGTATGTGATGGAATCCCTCCGCAGACGCCTGGCTGGGGTGAACTTTGACGGATCCCCTGTCCAGGGTAAAAGTAAGTTGGATCGGGCCCGGGCTCTCCTCCCAGCATTCAGGACATCCCAGTTAAGGCTTAAGAGGGATGCTCCATGGCTCTACACCTTCACGAGGGAGTTGCTCTCATTCCCATCGACTGGTGTGCATGATGATCAGGTGGACGCTCTAAGCGGGGCCTACCTCCAGGTCGCTGACTTAACATCAGGTGATCCGTATGGGGCTTCAGGTAGGCGTTATAAAGGTTATGGGGTGACATATTGAGTTTTATTGATACTATAAAGTCTGTTATCGGGTCTGTGACCAGCAGGGACTCAAGGGACGCCCCATTACGTGTTAGAGGGTACCGTGGGGAGAGGCCGCCAATCATGGGTTCGGAGCTGACTCTTGAACAGATAAAGTATGTGATGAGGGACACCCAGGTCGAGACAGCATACCATCTATTTGAGAGCTTCCTCCTCTCCAGGCAGATGACCCTCAAAAAGAATCGTCGTGAAGATCGTGGGGATATGGGAGGGGATGTTGAGTCATTCGTTTCAGACATCTATGAGAGACTCATCGGATTTGAGAGGCGATTACGTCGCGACATTTACACAGCCATCCTGTATGGGTTCAGTGCCCATGAGATCATCTACACGACAAAGGAGATAAACGGGAAACTTGTGCTCACAATCGACGACCTTGTGCCAATCCACCCTGAAACAGTCTACTATGATGATTCATTCGTTTTCGATGATGATACAGGCGAGTTCCTGGGGTTAAAACAGAACATCCCATACCATCGTCAGGATGAAGAGGATGTCCCTGAGTACATCCCACGGGAGAAACTCCTCTTCTTCAGCTTCAAATCACATTTCAATGATCCTCGTGGGCGGAGCATCCTTGCAGGGATCTATGATAACGTCCAATTCAAAGAGGACGCGATGCGATGGCTCCTCATATTCTTGCAGAAACATGAGAACCCCACCCTCGTTGGGAAGGTCTCCAACCCTGCTAATAAGGAAGACCTCCTGAGGAGTTTGGAGAAGATTGATGAGGGCCTCACGAAGATTACTGTGGGTAAGGATGACAGTGTCGAGCTTGTTGAATCATCTAAGAATGGTGACGCCTTCTTTGAGTTTATTAAGTACAATGATAACGTTATACTCCGCCAGTTCCTTATAGGCACCCTCCTGCTCGGTCAATCCGACAAGGCGAGCGGCAGTTATGCGCAGTCCATGACCCAAGAGTCTGTTCTCAGGACAGCCCTGGAGGGTATACATAAGGACATCGCCGGATCCATTAATGAAGTTATCCTCCGCCTTGTTGAGTACAATTTCGGTGAGGATGCTGTTAAATCTGCTCCGCTTATAGAGTTTGAGACGTTCACTGATAGACACACGATTGAATTGCTGCAAGCCCTTCAGGGCTATGCGACCGGCCTCCTGATTGACACTGATTCAGAGTGGTTCAAGAAGCTCATCGAGTACAGTATACAGGACGCTACCGGTGAATCAATCCCATTATCCCCTGAGACCCGCGTAGCACCGGTGAATGACCTGGAGGACCTCCCAGCCAGCGATTTACCTGAGATGGAATCACGTCTTGACGATCTACTGAGGCACGTGCAAGGCTCTGGCAGGTGAAAAGCAGGATGGTGAGACGAGAACTGCTGCATGTCCGTGCAGTGACCGGAGACATGGAGAAAAAACTTAAAAAGGCCTTCAAGGCTGCTGCTGAACGATGGGAGAAAGAATTGAGGAGCTGCGAAACCGAGGATGAATTCATTGAGAAAGTGTTCAAGAAGGCGGTTAACCCAATATACTCAGTTAAAGGCATTGAAGAAGTTATCAGCGGCGTTGGGAGGGCCTTCACAGCATATGACATGCCACTCGGCCTCAGGAAGGAACTCTTCAATGAAGTCCTCAAATCTGATATTTCAGGGTACATGGCGAAGGTGAACAGGGAGGTTGGCGATGACATCCTCAAGCATATGTCAAGGATGGTCTCTGAGAAGAAACCTTACACTGAGATGATGACAGAACTGCCACGCCGCTATGAATCTCTCTCCACTTTCAGGTCAAGGACTATCGTGAGGACAGAGATGCTCCGAGCAGGGAACATGGTCGAATACCAGCGAGGCCTTGCAGACCCCGCGAACCAGTACTACCGCGTCATAAGCCATCCTAACTGCTGCCCAGACTGCGCAGAACTCTACGGGTACGGTGAATCATTCTTCAGAGCCGATGAAGTGGATAAACTCCCACCACTCCACCCTAACTGCAGGTGCGTAGTGGACTGGCCAAGTGTCTTCGACCTGCCACCAGAACTCCAGGCGGAGGTCCTTGGCACTGTAAGAGGTGATACTATTGTCTGAAGACGTTAAAGACGAAGAAAGAGTCGAGGAAGAGACACGGGAGCCACAGAGGATGAAAGTTGATGCTGTGATGTGGTCCCCCGGGGTCATATACCCATTCCTGGATGGAACACCAGGGAAAGTCTACGCTGACAAGGAACTCGCAGATGAAGTGTACGAGAAGATACTTGCAAGGGTCCAGGACGGAGGCCTCCCCATCACCATAGACCACCTGGACCAGGACGACCTGGAGATACTCAAGGAACTCGGGTACGGCGTGGTTGGAAGGGTTACAGGGGTTGAACTCCGCAATGGACGAGTACACGCAACAGAGATAACATTTGACGGAGAGGCCATCCCACAACTCCTCAAAGATGGCCTCATGAGGGCCTTCAGTATAGAAGCAGAGGTTGAAACCGAACCCGTAGAGGATGGGTACCGCATCATAGGCTTCAGGGACGTGACAGGTGTGAGCATAGTGAAAAAACCAGCCTGCCCATCCTGCCTCGTCTACCGCATCAATGCGTACACATCAAATGATAAGCTGAGAATCCAGATGAAGTTCACGCCAAGAGGTGATATAATGAAAAAAGAGGATGAAATAACTGAATCCGAGGTAAAAGCTCAGGAAGAAGTTCCTCCGGAAGATGGAGGCGAGGGAGACACAGTGGAATTACTCCCAGACCTCATAGACGGAATAAATGAATTGATAAATGAACTCGATGCCATGATCACCAGGATCCAGGAACTCCAACCAGTTGAGGATGGTAAAGAGGCTCCGGCGGAGGAAATCGCAGAGAACCTTGCAGATGACCTGAAAGAGAAGGCAGCAGCCCTAAACGCTAAGAAACTCGTCGAGAAGTACATTGAGGAAGGTAAAGTGAAACCCGCGGAGACAGAGGCCCACATCAAACTTGCGATGAAAGCCCCAGCTGAGTACTCTAAGATCATGGATGAAGCACCCCAGGTCATTGAGATGTCAAGGATGTCCAGGAACCCGGCTGATATGAAGGAGAAAGAGTTCTACACGTATGAAGAATACCGTAAAAGATTCCACAGGTGATAAGGATGGTTGTGAAATACAATTATGGTGAAATAGGCCCCGGGGTTGCCATGGAGCTCAAAGAGGGGAACCTAACAGTCTCCGAGGTTAACACCCCACAGGGCAGACAGGTAGGTGCAACATTCCAGTACCCTGCCAAGAAAGGGGATATCATGGCCCTTGCAGGAGACCTCCTAGTCGAAAAACTCAGAAGCGGAGTGTCAGGGAAACCCATCGGCGTCCTGGAGGATGAACCACAATTCCAGGGCCAGCCACCATCATCAAACGCTACCTACGGGAACTACCCGAACAGGATCGCAGCGGTCAAACTATTCGGTGTTGCTGTGAGGGAAATGGAACTCACGTCATCAAACGCGGCGATCACTGCAGGGGACTACATCAAAGTCGCCTCTGATGGGCAGACTATAGACAAGTCAACTGACCCTACTGATAAGATAGCCCTTAAATCAGCATCCGCCAATAGTGGCGCTGAGATACCAGTCCTCGTAGGCTACTACTACAAATAAGGTGATAATATGCCCGCTATAACAACCACAATGCCACCTGAGGCCCTCCTCAGGAAACATAACCTGGAGTACTATATAACTGAGAAACTCATACCTGAGGTCCCATTCCTCAACATACTCCCAACAGCTGATAACACGACAGGGGAGTTCACCAGTGTCGTGGAATCTATGAACCCGGTCGCTGATATCAAGGATGGGAAGCAGGGACTTCCTGGCCTTGCTAGTGAGGCCTCAGACCTCACCACGATCCAGTTGCAGGCAGGGAAGGTCGTCTCTGGGAACACAGTCTCATATGGTTACAGCCTCGTATACACTGACAAGGACGCTGAGAGAGGCCAGTTCACAGCTGATATACAGTTAGCGACTCAGAGGATGATCGCAGGCTTCGCATACTTCCTGAACGAGTACATCGCATCAGAACTCGTTAGGACAGCAGGCCTATCCGCCCCAGATGACCTCAGTGACTGGGCCCTCGATGAATATGATCCCCGCGGAGACCTCCTCAAGATACGTAAGAAATTCAGGGAAGAAACAGGCCTATTCCAGGCTGATATGGTCCTCCTATCACTTGATCCATACTATAAGATCCAGGAGTACCTCCTAAGCTTCGATAAGGAGGTGGATGAGGAGAACATGTCAGTCGATGGTATGATGATCAAGAACGTTGGTGACTCCTTCGATGACACGAAGGACATGATCGTCATGGACTCTAAGGCCCCTCCAGGCATCATAGAGAAGTATGTGAGCCCAAAATACTCATACTTAAGCGGTCAGGCAGCCCCTGGAGTCCCACCGGCCCTTATTAACATTAACGAGGTTAAGGAGGACACATATCCTCACAGGAACATACTTGAACTCTGGGTTGACATTGGATACAATAGCAGGGAACCTGGAAGCCTCATGACAGGACAACTTATCAGATCATAGGGTGACTGTTATGGGTTTCATAGGACTTCTTAGACGTAAAGGAGGCCCTATTAAGGGCCTCAACGACCTTATTCTTGATCTCGTTGACAATGTCTCTGAGATCAGTGGCAGTGTCTCTACCCTCAATAACCGAGTTCTTGCTGTGGAGAACAAATCCGTTGAGATCATCGGGCCGCGGACAGGGACAGGTGAAGAGGAGACAGTGCCTCACACTCTCGGCGTAGCTCCAACAAAGGTTGTTGTTGCCCTTGCATCAGTCCCTGGGGAGGGAGGGGCGCTAAGTAGTGTAGGGGCTAAAACAAACACGACTGTGAAGGTGACTGTAACAGGATCTGCTGATTACTACCTCATCCTGCAGAAATAAGACTCTGTAAGAGGGTGTATGAATGGTTTCAGTTGACACTGAGAAGATCGTCGAGATGGTGAGCGTCTACGTCGACACTCCCTCAGATACCCTCGTTAATGGTGCGGTGGATAACGCTACTCAGACAGCGCTTCAATCACTGCGCACAGCAGGCTACGATGAGACTTCACTCGATGGGTACACTGAGGACACATACAGAGTGGCTATAGAGTTCTACGCGATAGCAGACCTTATCAGGGCACTCTACAATGCTAATGACTCGTCAGGGGAGGAACAGGTCAGGTACTACATGGAGAGAGGGGATCGTCTGATACGTGAACTGATCAGTGAACTCGATGAAGGCTCCTTGAACCCTGAAACCAGCCCCATATCCGCCACTAAAACAGATTACAAGTATAATACGAGGTACTAAAAAGGATAGAATGTTTTTAGGGGTAGTGTCATGGTATTTGAGATCGAGATAGACCGCGGCGCTCTTGATGCCCTTGCAGGGGCCGCGGATAAGGTGAAGGACTACATAATCGCCGGCCTCGACGATTTCATGAGGAGCCTTGAGTCAGATGCTAAATTCAGCGCTCCGATCAGGACGGGGAACCTCAGAGCAAGTCATGTGATCTATGCTCCTGATGAGTTCACCCGTGTCCTGACTGTTGACACGAACCAGGCCCCATACGCAGTATTTGTCCATGAGGGTACCAGTCCACATATCATTGAGCCTGTCCATGCGAAGGCCCTGTTCTTTGATGGCAGGTTCGCGAGGAGGGTTCATCACCCTGGGACTCAGCCTAACCCGTGGATGAAGGATGTGATGGAGAACGCTGACCCCACGAGCCACATCGAGAACTACCTCTCACTCCTCCTAGGAGGATTATAGTATGCCTGATTACTCCTACATCAAGGATATAGGTTCAAACCTTGTTGATCTCCTCGAATCAACAAAACTGTTTGATGATGTACGGTTAGGGGTCCCAGAGAAGACTCCGCAGTTTAAGAGAGCTGTTGCAACTGTATACACGACTGAGGGCTCATTTGAGAACACTATGGGGTCATATAACATACCAGTAGAGGCTAAGTCAGTTGTATTCGCAGTGTATCGCGGTACAAAGCCAGAGAGTTATGATAGGGCCATGGATGACCTTACAACGATCATAGGGAAATTTAACAGTGACAAGGACTGGTATACAGTGAAGGGCGCGACACGCATGACAAGCATAGAATCATATCAGTACATACCCCGAGCCGTTGGCCAAGCATTCTACACGACGATAATATACACCCTCAAACACGACGTTAGACAACCCTACTAAGATTATAAAACATTTTTTGAGGTGAATACATGCCACCAGTACGATATTTTGGTTTTAAGAAGGAAACAAGCTTCGGGACTGAGGCAACAGGCTCCAAGTATGATATCACGATAGCAGAGTCAGTCAGCCTTGATGTCCCTGATGACCCTGTGATACCTTTACCCACATTATCCGCGTTCCCGCGCGGACAAATCGCAGGGTACTACGCGAACAAGGGCTCATTCGAGTACCCAATAGATATCAAGACGATAGGATACCTCCTCTACTTTGGTATGGGAGGTTATACCTTCACTTCAGGGACACCAAACAACACACACGAATTCTATGCCTCCCAATCCAAGACGCTACCATCATTCACGACACGTGTGGGTAAGGACACCTTTGAGCACGTGTTCCTGGGGACTGTTGTGAACAAGATGAACGTCTCAGTAGAGGATGAAGTCGCGGTGATGAAGACGGATCTCCTCGCTAAGAAGGATAAGAAGGATAATATAAGGACAACCCTGAATGAGCCGAGCGGGATATTCCCAATAGCGTTCTACAAGGTGAACGTATCGATTGGAGGCACTGATAAATCCCCTAAGATCAAGTCCTGGGAGCTTGAATATGATAATGGTATCAAGGAGGATTCTGGTCGCGGATTCGGATCCAGGTTCCCCTACGCATTCTATACAGGGGATAAGTCCTGTAGCCTCACCCTGAAGATGAAGGACGATGACAGTTCTATTCTTGAAGCCTTCTGGGGTGACAGTTCAGGTGCTAGTGAAAGCTCACCCGCCACATTCCAGGTTGTCACCACATTCGACGCCGGCTCAGCAGGCACTATGACCGTAACATTCCCTAAATGTTACTACAAGAAGATTGACACATCAATTAAGGGTGCTGAGCCCAGGGAACCACAAGTAGAACTCGGATGCCTTGAAGATGAAGTAACACTCAATGATGGCACCACAAAAGTAACCACACCTTGCTATGTCAAGATAGTGAACTCCGAGACAAGCGTATCAACCTAAAATGATATAGGAGGAATTAGTTTTGAGCAAAAACAAGGAGAACATCCAATTATTTGAGGAACTCCTGAAAGGGAGGGAAGGATACGTTGAACACAAGGTTGAGGGTCTTGAAAGACCAGTGAAACTAAGACCACTTACATGCTCTGAGATACTGGAACTGCAGAAGATAGAGAAAGAGGGGATGAAGGCCACAATCGATATAGAGGGCCTCATGAACATGTCCTCAGGTGAGCGCAGAGCAGCTGTGAAGGACCAGACACAGAAACTGAAACAAGAACTTGACTTCGCGAAGACACAGGAGGCCAGGGCCAAGGTGAAAATGACCGCGGTGGCCTACTCCTCAGAGACCCCGATGGAGATAATCCAGAGGCTCCCTCACCGTGTCCTGAATGACCTGTTCTTGAAGGTCATGGAGATCAGTAGCGTTTCAGAGGAAGAACTTGACACACTCAACCAATTTCGCTGAAGAAGATGAAGGACGTATCCTTTGGGCTTTACACAACTCAGGGGCGCGTATATGTGACAGAGCATCAGACCTAACCGAGAAACAAAGAGTCTTCCTAGCCCACGCATACTACCTCGAATTGAGGGAGGAGCGCGAATTCCTCGCTAAGGCCCTCGGCGCGGAGGTTAGTGATGGGGGTGGAGGAGTCTCAGAGTCTATGAAACGGAAGGCGAGGAGGATGGCCCAACGGGTCTAAACCACTCCTCATTTTTTTTAGGGTGCATGTATGGATGAGATAAGTGTAATTGTAAGACTATTAGACGAGTTCAGTGGGAACCTGTCATCGATGGTATCCACCGCAGAGTCTGCTCTTTCAAGCCTTGAATCGACAGTAAATTCAGCATCATCATCATTATCAGAGATGGGCTCTGCAGCGACAGAGGCAGGGCAAGCATTGAGTGAAGCATCAAGTGGTGCAGAGGAACTTGGAAGCTCCACATCATCCATAAATTCAGCGCCAATCAGCGAGGTTTCAGGGGCTGCGAATGAAGCAAGTAATGCATTAAATGACACAAGCCAAAGCGCTGAAAACCTTTCAACCAGTCTGACTAATGTGAACACGAGTGACCTTGTATCCGCCACATCCAGCATCCGTGACCTTGGAACAGAACTAGATAAAACGGCTGATGCCGCTAACAGATTAAGTGATAAGACTAAGGAGGCTAAGGAGGAAGTAGAGAACACCGGTCAGAGTACTCTCGGCCTTGCAGCCATCACGGCGGCCCTGAGCACACTAACCGCTGGGATGGAAATAGCTGCAAGGGAAGCAACCAACCTTAACGCTACCTTCCAGAAGATGGCCTCAGCCACTATGCCAGAACCAGCTGTGAGAAGCTTCGTAGCATCTCTCATCAGCGCTAGACTACCACTTGAGGATGTCCTCGCCTACCTGAAGGTTTTGAAACAGAGCGGACTTCAGAGTGCTGACTCGTTACGTCGTGGTGTGTATGCTCTGAATGACCTCAGCCTTGCTACAGGCGTGAATAGAGATGAAGTTATCAGGTTTACGAATTCATTGATTGTTATGGGTGTCCGCCTCGATGAGATCCCTAAACATTATAATGCTATCGCATATGCTCAGGCGAACATCGTGGGCGGTTTTGGTACGTATATCAAGTGGATGGAGAAGTTTGACGCGTCATTTAAGGAGTTAGGGCTCACAGTGGATCAGACTGTTGTCCTCATCGCTGCAGCGACGAAGAAGTTTGGTGGTGGTCGTGCAGCGTACACTGGTATGAGCCGGGCGCTCAAGGAGTGTAATGGAGATCTCTCAGTCCTCGAACAAAAGTTAGGCTTGCAGCCAGGGCTCCTCAGCCGAGCATCCGCGATGACATCAAAGTACTCTGGGAGTATCGAAAAGAAATCAAAGATAATGAAAGAGAATGTCACGATATATGAGCGCCTCCAGGAGGGTGTGGAGAAGCTCCGTATTCAGTTCAGCTGGCTAATCGCCCCGATCCTAAGTGTAGGGGGCCTGATTGGGGGTCTTGTGAGTACATATATGGCCTATCAGACGTACCAGTCAGCTGTTGCTACTGCAGCGAACACTCAGACACTCGCAGAGATTGCGAAGGCAAAGGCACTCTTCACATCCACCGTGGCGACAGAGGCCCAGGCTGGTGCTGAGACAACAAAGACAGCAGCAACTGTAACATCCACTCTTGCGACTGTGAGGAACACTGTCGCGAACCAGGCCCTCATATTATCTACGTATGGTTCAGCCGCGGCCTTGCAGACTGCGGTGGGGGCTGCGATGGCCCACGCGGGTGCTGTGGCGGTCGACACGGAGGCCCAGAATATGGGTATCCTTGCATCCCTCAGGTACACTGCGGCGCTGGCCTGGCAGCGGATCGTCACGGCTGCGACGACCGCCTACACGTATGCCCTCGCGGCGGCTCAGTGGGTCTGGAACGCGGCCCTCGCAGCCTCCCCGATCACATGGATCGTCTTAGCTGTGGCTGCTCTTGCAGCAGCCCTTGTGTATCTCTACTATAATTATCAGCCAGTTACGGATGCTGTGAACAAGTTTGCAGAAGGTCTTAAGTGGGTTGGTAGTGTTATCTATGGGTACCTCCTTGGAGCGTTTAATGCGCTGAAGGGTGCTCTCTCTGGGGTTGGTTCAGCGATTCAGGGGGCTCTTGGCGGTGCGTTGAACTGGATTATGGGTGGTCTCAAGCAATTAGCTGGTTTCATCTATTACGTCTTCTTCTCGTTCAAGTTCGTGGATGATATGGCCTCCAGGTTCGGTTTCCTGGGCCTGGCGATATCATTCGCCATCAATCCAATCAGGACAGTCATTGAATACGTGAAACAACTGAAGATAGCCTGGGATTCATGGAGCAAGACCAGTGAGGCCCAGAGGGTCTTCGCCGAGCTGGGAGCGGCGTTCAATGAGCTGAAGGCTGCGTTCGGTGAGGTCTGGGCCGCCTTGCAACCGGTCTTCAAGGCACTCGGGGAAGCGTTCAATGAACTCAAGAACGCGTTGTTCCCGGTCCAGGAGACCAGCAGGGCTGTGCAGTCCACTGGTAAGAGCGCCTCCTCCGCGTCCGGCCCGATACAGGTCTTCGTGGAGATCATCCGGGCCTTCGCATGGATCCTCACGAACGTGGTGGTCCCAGCCATCAGGATACTGGCGGAGTGGATCCATTACCTCGTCCCTGTCTTCCAGGCCATTGGATTCGCCATATCCGCAGTGATACAGGTGATGGTGTTCATCGGGCAGGTGGTCTGGAACGTGATCACATTCCTCACGAAATTCGGTCAGGCCCTCCAGATGCTGATTAGTGGCCATATCACCTTCTCCCAGTTCATGAGCATAGTCTGGAACCTGTTCAAGGCCACGGTTGGCCGGATACTCCTCGAGGTGGTCCTCGCAGTGGGCAGGTTCGGGGCACAGTTGATCGGGAAAGCTGTGGCAGCGGCTTTAGGATTCGTTAACTCATTCCTATCATTCATAAGGAGCCTACCTGGACGTCTCTGGATTATGCTCCTCATCGTAGTGCAGAGGATCATCGCATGGGCAAACAAGCTCAGGGAGATGGCCCGCCAGGCTGCCTCTAACTTTGTCTCAAAACTTATTGGAGGAATCACTGGACTCCCTGGACGTGTGAGTAAGGTGATGTGGGATGTGGTGAACGCGATTAAGAACAAAGTGAATGACGCCTATAACGCGGCGAAACAGTTCGGTCAGAACGTGTGGAACGGTATCAAGAGTGCGCTGCACATAAAGAGTCCCAGTATCATCTATAAACAGATAGAATCAGACACAGCCCTCGTGAATCAGCGATTCAGGAGCATGGCCAGCTCTGCAAGGGCTGCTGCAAGCACGTATGCGAAGGGTATACGTGAGGGTATGGATGTTGCAGGTGCAAACGTACCTATTGACGCCACCATAAAGGCTTCACCTGTAGCGGGGGCTGTGGATGAGACAAGGAAGGCCATCACTGACATGCATGGAGTTACAAGGTCTGGGCTCACGAGCATCGTGAATACATGGAGCGGTATCAAGGAAACAACACAGAAGACACGTGACTCCTATAATGCTTCAGTGAATATCACACGAAACGCTATGACTACGATGAGTAACACGACAAAGACCACAATGACCCACATCAAGACAGGCTTCAACTCAATGAAAAGTGAAGTAGTCTCAGCCGCCAGTCGCACAAAGACTGGGGTCACAGGTCATCTGAACACACTATCAAGCAACATCCGCAGATTCTACAACCTCGTCATGAACCCAGGGGCAGGAGGCCCAGCAGGCCCAGGACCCTCCAGGAGAGTATTCACAACTCCCAGCCTCACAAGACTTGGAGCAGGAGGCCCTCCACGGGCCCTGACACCCACAGCACCACTGACAGGCCCGGAAGCATATACTGTGAGGGGTGCGCGCCGCCTGCAGAAGATTGCAGAGGAATACTACAGGATGTTATCCTGTCCCTCATGTTATGGTGCTGGCTGGGATTACTCAACGAGGATGACTGGATGGGTGAACCGGACAGTTGACAGGTACCGTGTAGGTTGGCTCCCAGGGATCACTCTCAGGGCAGGGGACTTCTCAACGTATCCACCGAGGGGACTTGCAGGGAACCTCGCTAAATTCATCCCATTCATCTCAAGCGTCATCGGCCGGACACATTACAGGTTCTATTATGGCGATAGTGGATTATCTCCGGCTGAACTCCTCAGGGCCGGCGCATTTAATTGTTATGATGGTGCGAGGCTTGTTGTAGCCTTCGCAAGGGCATTCGGTCTCCCTGCAAGCATTCGTTGCGGCTTGAGCTGGGGTGGAATACCACACTGCGCAGCGAACGTCGCTGGTATGTGGTTCGACACAACAGCATTTCAACAGGGATATGGCTGGAGAAGTCCACGCGTCACTGGATATGGCGGGCCACTGAAACCTGATATAGGTATTGAGGGCCCTGCAAGGGTTGAACACCATGCTGGGGATGTTCACATCAATGTTGAGATAAAAGGAGTGGCTGGTATGGATGAGGAGAAACTAGCTGCAAGGATAGTGGAGACTATCACGGATCATAAGACGATTAAGCGCCTCACAAGCCACCCCGTCTTCCTCCGCAGATTCGATGAGGAGTACGGGCGGTACGCTGTGAATGATGCGAGGAGGACTGGTAGCAGATGACGGATAAGATAGTGCTCGGATTCGAGGCCTTCAGGGCGAATGGGAGCAGAGTAGTCTCAAGGATCGAAACAAGCCTCTATAACCCTTACACTGAGGG